ACTGCTCCACCCCGGCGATCACCTCCCTCACCCCGGTGAGCGCGGCGGACGTTGCCGCCTGCTCCCCCTCAAACTCGGCCCGGAACTGGGTCACCTCGCGGGCCAGCGCCTGGTGTTCGTCCGCTTGGGTATCCTGACGACGAGTGATCGTGGCGCGGGCCTTGCGAGCCCGGTCCTCGTCCTGATCATCTGCCAAGGTGTTGCCGATGCTGGCCAGGGCGGTCAGATTGACTTCTGCTGACAGGTCATCCTGGCGAGCGGCCAGCGCCTTGCCCTGCTCTGCCACGGCCTCAGACAAGGTGCCCACATCGGATTGGGTCTTGTCGGTCTTGGTGGTGAGCTGTTGCAGGGCCTCGCCGGTGGCCTGCTGACCATCGGTGACCACCTTGCCCAGGCTGGTGAGCTGGGCGGCTTGATCGCCGCTGGCTGTCTTGAGCTGGCCGATTTGCTCGGCGAGCGCCTGATCCCCCTGCGCCAGGGTGCGCTGGGTTTCCAGGATAGCGGCGTTGAGCGTCTGATCATCCCCCTCCAGGGTGGCCTGCAGTTGGGTTACCCGTTCGGCCATGGCCTCATCGGCGGCGCTCAGGGTGCGCTTGCTCTCCTCCAAGGCGGCGGCGGCCTTGCTGTCTGCTGCCTGGTAGTCGGTCTTGAGCTGGCTTAACTCCC